CGTTTCCTAATGCACTTACATCTACAATGTTACACCAAAATAAATTTAAATCATGAACATTTCCTAATGTGCTAACATCTGTAATATTTTTACAATAACTTAAATTTAAATCATAAACATTTCCTAATGCACTTACATCTGTAATATTATCACAACCACTTAAATTCAAAGTATGAACATTTCCTAACGCACTTACATCAGTAATATTATCACAATGACTTAAATTTAAATCATAAACATTTCCCAATGCACTTACATCGGTAATATTATCACAATTATTTAAATTCAAAGTATGAACATTTCCTAACGCACTTACATCTATAATATCATTTTCACTTAAATTTAAAGTATGGACTTTTCCCAGCGCACTTACATCTGTAATATTTTTACAATGACTTAAATTTAATGATGTGACATTCCCTAACGCACTAACATCCGTAATATCACAACAACTTAAATCTAAAGTATGGACGTTTCCTAATGCACTTACATCGGTAATATTTTTACAACCACTTAAATCTAAATCATGAACATTTCCTAATGCACTTACATCTGTAATATTTTTACAACATAGAACTAAAGTATGGACGTTTCCTAACGCACTTACATCCGTAATATTACATAAACATAAATTTAAAGTATGAACATTTCCCAATGCACTTACATCGGTAATATTATCACACCAACTTAAATTTAAATCATGAACATTTCCTAACGCACTTACATCTATAATATTACAACCACATAAATTTAAAGTATGTACATTTCCTAAGGCACTTACATCAGTAATATCACAATAACTTAAATTTAAATGCAATTGTTTATTTGGATTACATATTTTATTTAAAACTCTATTTCTAAATAAAACATCATAATACATCAATGAATACTCTTTAGTTAATTTGTAAGTAATGTATGTTTTTAATGTTGATAAAAACGTACACGTATCACATAAACTTCTTAAATCTGTATATTCATTAATAACTCGGAATAAATCTGGATTTATAAATAGGTCCATCATTATTAGTTATAAAAATTTTACTTTTATATAACTTAATTTTTACATCTTTTCTCATTTCAAACGCCGATTAATATCAATGTGTTCTTAAATAATTCTTTGTGTTTTTGTAAATATTTATAATCAAATTTTTTGTTACATTTATTACAATGTAACAAATATATAAATCTTGAACATTGTGATATATGAGCCATTTTTTGTTTTTTATAAATTTCAGAATTTAATATTTTTGCTCCACAAAAAAAACAAATCATATATAATTCTTGTAATTTATTTTATAAAAATTTTACTTTTATATAAAATTGAAATAGGAATATAGAAATGTATTCATTATAATCCGTAAACATGAAGCCCATCTTTATTCCGCACCCAGAGACCAATTGGGTCGAAGTGTCAATTCACGCAGAGGTGATTTACTTAGAATCCCATCTGAATAAACTTGATTGGGAAGAACTCTCAAGAAACCCAAATGCGATTCCTTTGTTGGAACAAAACATGGACAAGATTGATTGGTTATGGATCCTTCACAATCCCAATATATATCCTTTCTTGAAAAAACACTTGGTCCATGCACAAGATAAAATCAATTGGAATGCCTTGTCTCGAACTCCAGAAGCGATACCCTTCTTGAAGGAACATTTGGATAAAATAAATTGGTATTATTTGTGTGAAATGCCAGACGCCATTTCACTGATTGAACAACATCCAGACAAGATTGATTGGAGGGGGTTATCATGTAACTCTGCCGCGATAGACCTCTTGATCCAAAACCAAGACAAGATACATTGGGATAGATTGTGTGAGAATAAGAATCCAAGAGTCATACCTCTCTTGGAATCACGCATTTCCGAAATATTCTCATACAATTTACGTGTAACCGCTTTCGACCAAAACATCTGTTGGTATAAGTTAAGTATAAATCCAATCGCATTGCCTCTCTTTGAAAAATACCCTGGCAACATACATTGGAATAACGCATGTAGGAATCCAGCCCTAGTGCCTCTCTTTGAAAAAAACTTGCATCATGTGATATGGCACTATTTATGTATCTATATCGAGGATATGTCCTTCCTGGAAAAACACATAGACAAACTTAACGCCGAATGCTGGAGTGAGTTGTCCAAACGTACGGTCGCGGTTCCTCTTCTGGAAAAATATCCAGAACATATTGATTGGGTCCGTTTGTCTCTTAATGCCGGCGCCATTCATTTACTTGAACAATACCCCGAGAAGATAAATTGGGACTTCTTGTCTGCCAATCGAAATGGGAGTCATCTCTTGTTTCGTCTGGATCATGTGCAGATGCGCAAAAAGAACGAAGCTTTTAAAGACGAACTCGGAGCCTATGTGTTTGAGCCTTGTCGGTTGATGCGCCTCTCTAAACATTTCGGGTTGGACTTTCGTAGCTATCTTCAGATGTATTAAAATTGACAATGTAATCTTTGAATCCCGAGATAAAATTGAAAACATTTAAATATCTTTCTTATATTTGTCTCTGAGTTCTGTACTCTCTTCGGTCTTAAATAAAATTGATAAGCTTTTTTATTCAAACGGAACAGTATCTTACGATGGAACTTTGTGACATGAACGCAATCCTTGAAACCTTTTCAAAAACAGAATATCCACATGGCGGCGAATCCTATCGCACTATGCTGCTATTTCTTTCTAGAAACGGATGGCAAGCCATCCAGGACAATGTTCATAAGGATACGGTGGTGGCGGCCGTTCTTGCTTACCAGAATGCAATGCTGAATAGAAAGACGTGTGAGGAAAATTTTGAAGCGTTTATGGATGTGTGTTTCTTAAAAAAGCCCATAGACTATCTCTGTCAGCAGAGTCATCAAGACCGGCTACGCGATGCGGTGATTCAGGCTCGCGTACCAGAGCAAAAAGCTTTAAAGGATTTATACGTGGCGGTCTACGGACGCGGACCGCCCACTTTACGAGAAATCTATGGAGACCCCAATGTCCGTACGATTTCTTTAAAAGAACGAGAGAATATGTTTAATCCGTATCAATGAAAAATTGATAGCGGTCCTTTTCTTTTTATTCCTGTATCAAAAGCTTACGATGGAACTCCCGGACGATGTCCTTGCGATTGTGCGAGACTACTCCCGACCTGTGTTCAAACAGTATCAAGTGTACAACACTGCGTTAAAAGTGTTAGGTGTATACGGCGGTTGGGACACACTCAAAGAAAAACTCCAGGCTGATACAGAAGGACTCATTCCAGCTCTTCTTGTGTATCAGAATTCGTTTCTGGAAAGAAAGAAGGCTGAAATGGAATACTCTGACTTTATGTTGGAGATTTATATAAATCACGGTATACCCATCCCCGTGGAATTTAAGATGGATGAACAAGAACGTTTATCCAAACGGGTTCGTATTGCAAGGAGAATAGAGGATTTCTCGTTTGAGTTCTTGAGGTCCATTCTTTATCCCGACCCATAAAATTGAACATGGTCTCATTCTTTTTATTCAAGTATCAAAAATGGAATTCCCGGACGATGTGCTCGGAATTATTCGTGACTATTCAAGGCCGAGGTTCAAACACTATCAACGGTACAACACCGCAATAAAAGTGTTAAAACCATGCCATTGGACCATGCTCAAAGAAAAACTGGAGGCCGAGACAGAATGCTTGATTCCAACGCTTGTTGCTTATCAGTACGCGTTTCTTGAAAGAAAAGAGGCTGAAATGGAATTAGAAGACTTTATGTTGGGAATGAATCAAGAGATACATGAATTTCGGGAAAAGATGCGCCTCTTGATTCGTTTGGCGTGTTTAGAAGAAGAAGTTCGTAAAGCAAAGAAAATAGAGAAAACGCGGTTTCGGTTCCTGCATTCCATTCTCTATTCGTACCGAATGTAAAATTGAAGACGTCTTTTTTCTTCCGTGACAAGTATCTTATGGAACTTCCCGAGGATGTGCTGACCATTGTACGCGCTTTTGCGATGCCCCGGTTCAAATACTTTCGCGAATACAACCATGCGGTCCAAGTGTTGGGTGAAAAAAAATGTCGCGCCCTCAAAGATAAATTACCAACGAATGGAGAGAAGATTGTGCCTATCCTTATCCCCTATCTGGATGCATACCTTGAAACAAAGATGCGACGTCAAGAAGTATTTAATTTGGTCAATCCTTTGAAACGGGTTCCTTTTATGAATAATTATGAATATTTTAAAGAGCGGGAAAAAAGAGTGGAACTGTTTTGGTCAAGTAGAAGATTAGAAGACGACCTCTATCGAGCCTTTGTCAAAGAGGTCTATGGGATTCGCTTGGAAGAATCTGAACTCTATATGGAACAATCTTAAAAGTTGAAGTTGATGTATTTTTTATATTGAATGATAAAAGTGTAAAAATGGAGCTACCAGAAGATGTGCTCATGATTGTTCGTGCCTATGCGAAGCCACGGTTCACGTATTTTCGCGAATACAATGAAATCACGAAACTATTGGGCAGAGAATGGCCTGTGCTCAAAGAAAAACTACAGACGGACCCGGAACCTATCCTTTCGGCAGTTCTTGATTATCAATGTGCTTTGTCTAGTCAAAATAAATTCAAACAAGAAATGGATATATTAAAGACAAGTCCATCTTGGTCTCAGAGCTGGGAACAACAACACCAATATCATAACATCGGGTTTTATCGTAAGAGAGAAGCAGAGAATAGGTTCTGGGCGTTAAACCGACTTCTGTATAGTGGAGAGTCGTTCTATACCTTGAACTTCCCATTCATGTGATATAAAATTGAATCTTTTTGTCTTTTTTATTCAAGGATAAAATGGAACTTCCAGAGGATGTGCTTGCGATTGTACGTGCCTATGCCAAACCCTGTTTCACGTATTTTCGCGAATACAACAAGACTCTGGACATCTTGGGCAAAGCGGCTTGGCCTCAACTCAAAGAGAAACTGGAGTCAGAACCTGCGACTATACTTCCCGCGCTTCTTGCGTATCAAATGGCGGTTTTGAGGAATAAGCATTTCTTTAAAGAACTGATGATATTAAGGGATAAGACATCTTTTGCCGAAGGTTGGGAAGAACACGCACAATTCTATCACAAGATATTTTATACGAAGAAAGACGTAGAGGATACGTTCGCTGTTTTAATCCGGCTCCTTCATCCAGAACAAAATACGTATTGGGCACTAGACGATATCTGACTTTTTTATTTATACCGTAGATACAAACCCATCAGAGACCCGTTGACCATGAGACTGATGACTCCGGCCACTATCAGAGAAACATCCATGATAAAATACCCGTGAAGTAGCCACAGTATATTCGTGGTGAGAATGAGACACAAAGATTCAAAAGATAAGTCTTTCACGTGTTTCGTTTTGTAAGTTTTATAGAGTTGGGGAAAGAGCTGGATACAATTGACGATGGGTGCAAGTGTGGCGACAAGGAGATTCATCTTAATGTATTCTATTATATTATATGTTTTCGTTTACAAGAAAACGTAGAAAGATTACATGCAAGTCCTATCCGCGTTCTTTTTCATGTAAACCTTCCTTAAGTGAAGTATGGAAAAAGAAATTCAATGGACGTTATCGTTCTACAAGAAGCGCAATACATTTTCGTTTGTCTAAGAAATCGCGAGAAGCTGTTTTATTTCATGATGAAGACACAGGCACTGCATATTTAAAAGTAAATCATAAAAAGATATATATTCCTTTATTTTCATCTGATAAACATCCCATGGATGGATTAGAATTGTTACAAAAAATACATCGGTCTCTAAGGAAGTGAACTTTTTTACTTTTTTACTTTTTATTTTGATTTTGATTTTTTTTGAAAAAGTTTTAAAATTTTTTCAAAATAAAAATTGTCGCTCTCTCTCCCGCATATTACTTTTTTTGTTAGCCATTACAAAAGTAATAATGGTCTCAATATATTACAAAAGTAATACATGTTTTCACATTATAATAGTGTTTATTGAATCATTGTATTACATTTGTAATATAAATATATTTTATTATCCTACTATATAATGGAAAAATATTGTGAATGCTGTGAATACAAGACGAATCTTACAGCCAACTTTAAGAAGCATTTGGTATCCAAAAAACACATACTTGTCATCTCAAAGTCAACAAAATGTCAACCTAGTGTCATCCCTCTGACAACATTACCAATGTATGAGTGTAAATATTGCAGTCAGTCTTTTAAATTCAGACAGTCTATGTATAGACATATTAAGTACTCTTGTACAAAAAATAAAGACGAAGACTTAAAAGAGTTAGTCCGACTTTTGAATCATAAGATAGAATCTCAAGACAAACAAATAGAATCTCAAAATAAAAAAATAGAAAAACTCATGGGTAAACTAGAAATCAATGGTTCATTCAACAATACTGTCAATAATTTCAATTTACTCTCTTACCGTGATACAGATGTATCGCATTTAACATACGCGGATTACAGTTTATGTATTAAGAAAATAAATCACGGAGTAAAGACCCTTATTGATAAAATACATTTTAATAAACTCAAACCCGAAAACATGAATCTCTACATTTCAAACATGAAAGACAAGTATATGACCATTTATGATGGAAACAATTGGACCCTGGTCAATCGGAAAGATGAATTAGACCGATTATACGAAGAGAAAGAAATGATGCTAGAAGAATGGCTAGAGACAAACCCTGACCCTGTCCTGAAGGATAAGTTTATTAAGTATTTGAACAATAAAGAAGATGACGAATGTCTCAACCAAATCAAGGAAGACCTCAAACTGATGATCTACAACAAAACAAAGGAATTAAATCTAGGTACATGAAAAAGGTAATGATTCATTAGAATAAAAAATTGAGATAATTTCATTCTTTCGTTTAGAAGTAAGATGAATCACTATTTGAAAGCGCTCTATTTTATCATGGTCTTTTCTCTCGCTTCGCTAGTGATTCACACCTCGGTACAATCCATCTGCATGGCAAAAACGAAAGGACCTACGTTTGACAAATTCTATTTAGCAGTTATCTCTTTTAGCCTCATGTTTCTGTTGGCAACATCCGTTATTCAGTTGTATCTTCAGTGGTGCGAACTGATGAATGAGTCACGCCTATCGGAGATACAATCTGACAATGTATAAACCATTTACCAAAGATTGGTTCAATGAAAAAAAACAAGAAAGTCTAAGAACCGTTTTCTATCATAGGCAGCCTATCCTTTTGATTAAACATCATGAGTTTCAGTTCGTCTTGAATGAGTAACATGGTCTTGTTGTCTTTTTTCAAGTCTAGGTACCGACTAAAAAACTTATCCATTTCGGGGTCCTTGTTCTCTTCAATCCATTCTTCCAACATGAGTTCTTTTTCTTCGTATAACCTGTTAATTTCTTTTTTATTTTTCAGAAGCCACTTCCCGTCTTCATAGACCATTAAATATTTATCTTTCAAATTAGAAATATAAATATTCATGTTTTCGGGCTTGTCCGGATTGTAATGCACTTTTTCTATCAAGTTCATCACACAAAAACATACTTTTCGAATACATTTCTTGTAATCTGCATCGGTAAGATGAGACACATCTGTATCTTTGTAATTCAACAATTGGATATGATTAATCGTGGTATTGAACGTCCCATGAATGTCCAATTTTCCCATGAGTTTTTCTATTTGTTTGTGTTGGGTATCAATTTGTTTGGTTTGATTTTGGATTTGATTTCGTTGTGTCTCAATTTGTAGATTCATCAAACGAACTAGTTCAGTCAAGTCCTCTGTTTTATTTTTTGTGCAGCTGTACTTGATATGCTTTGACAAAGAGGATTTGTGTTTGAAAGGTTGGTCGCAGTATTTACACGGATAGACCGTTGGGCTAATTTGGGCTAACTGAAAGCTAATTTTGGCTAATTTTGGGCTAACTATTTTACTGTTTCTAATATGTTTCTTGGTTAACAAATGATTTGTATGATTGCTCTTTAACAGTGTGGTAAATTGACAACATTCACAATTATAAGTTGGCATATATACAGTAGAAATATTGTTTTTATATTGGTTTTATTGTTTTTTCCTAAATAAAACAATAACTTTACTATTTTACACGCGATAAGGTTCATTGGAATATTGTTTTTTTATTGTTTTTCTTATCATCTTTTTAAAAATTAGGGCTAATAAAAAAACAATAAGTCAGGGAGGGAGTGTACCCAAAAATAAAAAATTTAAAAGTTTTATTGAAATAAAAAATAAGAATGTCCAATTATTTACCACTCAGTCTATCCAAAAACCATCCTCTATCTTTTTCAAGTACACATTCTTGATTGACGCATTTACAACTTTTAAATTTACCTGGTTCTGGTTTGTAAATAGCTTTGTAAAATTCAACAGACATTCTTTCCATCATACTAGCAAAACCTAATTTTAATATTACAGGTTCATTTTTATAAATTTTATCTATAAATATGTACCATATAAAACATACAATAGGTGACCTAAAAAACTTTAGTGGTTCAAACGGTTCAAATAAAGTGTCTTTATAAGAACCTCCAAGTGCGGTTAAAAATCCAGGAAGCAATCCCCAATATATAGATTGGGGTACTTTATACATTATAGTATAACAGGATATTAAAAGAAAATATGAAAGATTGAATTTAAATCACGATTCTATCACATGTACCTTGTTTTTTTGATTAAACGTCATTGGTTTCAGTTCATCTTGAATAAGCTGCATCGTCTTGTTGTCCAAAAAAATTCAAAAATAATTCTACAAAAAGAAAAGAAAAGGGAAAATTTTTGTAGAACGATAAAGCCAGACACTTAATCGTATCCTTGTATTACATGGTTTAAAATTGAACATAGAATTAGATATAACATACTTATAAAAGATGAAGTCCATCTATATCCCGAACGAAGAGATTTACTGGGGCGGATTATCTTACAACCGTGGAGCGATTCATTTCTTAGAAGAAAACCTGGATAAAGTCAACTGGTATTATTTGTCTTGCAATCCGGCAGCCATCCACTTGCTAGAACAGAACCCAGACAAAATACGCTGGGAACAACTGTCACAAAACCCTGCAGCCATCAAGCTCTTAGAACAAAACCAAGACAAGATTGAATGGAGTAGATTGTCCGCAAACCCTGCTGCCATTCATCTCTTAGAACGGAATCTGGCCAAAATAGATTGGGTGCGGATATCGGAAAACCCTGCAGCCATCCACTTGCTAGAACAGAACCCAGACAAAATCAATTGGAGGTCATTAAGCGCAAACCCTTCTGCCATGAAGCTACTTAACCAAAACCCAGACAAAATCTTTTATCCCTATTTCTCAAAAAATCCCGCGGCATATGATGTATTGGAAAATAATCCTCATCTCATTGACTGGTTCCATGCGGTATATAATCCAAATCCAAAAATCATACCTCTCCTGGCTAAGTATAACAAACTCCACATCTATATGTGTCAATTATTTACAAACCCTTCTGCTATAAGGCTTCTTGAAGAAAATGTGGATAAAATATCCTTCATTAACTTGTGTCAAAATCCAAATGCCCTCCATTTACTCTTTCCATTGGACCACAAGAGGATGAAAGAAGAAAATGCACCCTTTGCGGAAGAACTTTGTGCAAAAGTATTTGAACCGGCCAGGATGATACGCTTGGCGAAAGAGATTCCGCTGTGGGAATACATGGATTCTTATTGAGCTATTTTTTTAATTGAATAGAAATGAGTTTGTCACTATGTTCTGTGCTTCCTTGAGAAATTGGTTGATGTAATCGGTAAAAGACGTAATCAAAATAAAGAAAGCAGATGCAAGAATAATCTCTCGGTCTAACAACGTAAAACGGATTTGTTTCTTGAAATGAGTGAAACGATAGAGTAAAAACAATGCCATCAATACTTTGACACAGAAAGTAAAGGTGATAAACAGAGCCGGCGTCGTTTTAAAAAAACCCACAATAAAGAGAATCACAAAAAGAATATAGACATACCCAGTCGCTTTGACCAACGTTACCGAATAATGCATTTATGTATCTTTATATTTTATTCAAATTTGCAAGATACAAGAACTGATGAATCTCTTCCAACATAGAATCCCGCAAACTGGCCAAGTCATTTTCCAAGGGTAAGTTTTTAAGCGTACTACAACATTTGTTTAAATAGACTTTCATCTTGGGAAGAGTCTTGTGACACACGGTTATCTTGTCTTCAAACGCATGCATTCTTTTTTCTAATCCTACCTCCACAAACTTTTCTATCAATGGACCCAAATTTTGGTACAATTTGTCGGACGCCTTGTGCGCCGAATAAGATACAGCATTCCAATGAAAAAGCTGTATATTATTCTGTAATTGTAAGAAAAAAAGCATCATGTTTTTCATGTATATAAAATTGACAGAAAGTATTTTACAAAATAAATAGATATAGAAACGAATCAGATGAACACAATCATGAATGCGAATCCAATCATGAATGCGAATCCAATCATGAACGTGAACCCAATCATGAACGTGAACCCAATGAATGTAAACTACCTGGATGGAAACCAAGATTATGGAATTATCCGTGCGTTGTACTATTACACTCATATTGTTCCCACGGAAGAAGATTTTATGGAACAAATCAACAATTACAACCTGATCTATTTGATTCTCTATTGGCTGAACAAGGAACATTTGTACCCTCTGTTCGTAGAAGAAGAAATGGACTTGTTGTCTATTGCTTGCATGCAAGAAGAAGACTTCCGATACTTCTATATTGAAAATGACATAACGTTCCGAGAACTGGTGTTTGCGTTAAACCAGTAATGTTTTACAGTGATTACAATAAGTTTACAATGTTCACAATATTTTTTTGATTTCCTCCTCGTATTCACTCAAGTCTACGGGAGGAGACTCTAACGCAGGATGTTGCGAGACAACACTCAAGGGATAAGGCCAATGAGAAGTGGTGCGTCGTTTCTCAAAATATTTTTGTCTCGTGCGCTGCATACCAGCCGTGTTGGACGGATGATGACGTGGAAGGAAACAAACATATTGAACCAACCGTTCCTCAGGCAAAGTGCCGTATTGATTCTGGTGAAACGTGCGCGAATCCCACAAGACTAAGTCGCCTGCGTTTACCTTGAGGACTTTTCGTCTGGCCTGAAGGGGCTCTAGATACTCGGGTTCAATGAGACGCCAATTCCGAGTTCCTGACAATCCTTTGAGTTTCATGTATTTTTCATGCAAGAGATGGGTTCCTTCATACACCACAAAAGACCTTTCTACATTGTCCGTGAGCGAGACAAATCCCTGAACACAATGGAGTCCTTTTGCAGAGGCACACTGGTCTGTATGCGTCCAACAAACATCTTTCATGGAACACGTGGCCGGAATCCAACAACAGCCATCAAACCCCGTGACCAATTCGTCGGTTTTCCATAACTCTTTGAAGACTTTCTGAACCTCCGGGTCGGTTTTGATAAACCAAGTATGTTTCTGGTGACCCACTTGGGCAAATTTCATGATACCTTGAAAGGATTCGCGTGCGTGATGTTCTTCCACCTCAGGTACCGTCTTTATCCAGTCAAAAAACAGTTGTCTCGCTTTAGCAACTTTTTCTTGTGTAAAGACTCCCGAGACAATTGTGTAACCTTTTTCATGGAGTTCGTCCATCTATTCTAATAAGAGTAATCTTTATACGAATAAAATTCATACGATTTAGACCGGTGATTGACGATCAAAAAACAAAAATTGAACCCAGTAAAAACGAACCGAAAGACACATCCAAAATGAAATCTCAAAGGAAAACCAAAAATCTTGGCTTCAACACCGCAAACACACAAGATGAGTCATATACTGAGATAGAAGCTCAAAATCCAACGGCAAGATGTTCTGATGGAAAACACGAAGGAGAAAGAATTCTTCCTGTTCGCATGTTCTATCTAAATAAAGCAGGCAAAGGAGTTCAAGGCGCTTGTATCACCTGTCAAAAAAATTGCAGAGCAAATCGTACCAAACGCTGTCGTGACAAATTTGGAAAAAAAACCGAGCAAGAAATATACGAGATGTATCTCAAGACATACGGACACACCAAGGCCTGTTCTAAATGCAAAGCATCAAAACCACCTTTTGAATTTCGAATATCCATTGGAATGGAGTCAGGGTTACATAATTCTTGTATCGTGTGTTCAATTGGAAA